GTCTCATGTATTTGTCACGGTTGCGTCAGCGTCATTCCACGCACAAAGGTTGTAGTCGATTTCAAGTTACCAATGGTACGGGAGGTTTAGACCTCCTCTATACTTCGGCATACGAGAATATCGGCGAAAGCCAAGTAGTTCTAGATCATAGAACCAAAGGCTATAGACCCGGCAGGATAGCGTTGCACGATTGTGATATGAGAAAAGTTGTAGCAGTTTCATCGCCGACCGAAGTAAGCTGGTCGGGTAAGTATGGTGCGATTGTTGCAGCCCACGTTTATGGTGATTGTCTCTGTCATGCATGGGCACCAGCGAATACTACCTCCAGTTTAATCTGGGATAGTTCATTGGAAGCTCAAGCATTGCAGGCGGCTTATGCCGATTATACGACACCGCAGTTGGACGTGGGAATGATGTTGGCGGAAGGGGCGTCGACGTTACGTCTCCTTGGAAGTCCCTTTAAAAGCCTGGCCAAATTAGGTGCCCAATTTTGTAAGGGTATACCGAAAAAGTCAGGTGGAAGACAGCGTCTCATTGATTTCGTCTCGGATAAATGGCTAGAATACCGTTATGGTGTTCTGCCGTTATTGTCCGATATAGATGGAATACGATCGCAGTTCAACGCGAAAGTAACAACGAGACCTCCTTTCTTCCGTACGCAAGGGCATGCCAAAACCGAGTACAGCAATACAGTTATGCTGGCTGGGTATCAAACCATAGGATATTTCCGTCTTTATAGACTAAAAACGACCTACCATAAGCAACAGGCTAACGCCGTTTGCTATTGGAGAAGTCGCTATAATGATAGAAATGGGTTTGGTGCAGGCATATACGACATTCCTAATTTAGTTTGGGAACTAGTACCGTACAGTTTTGTTTTTGATTGGTTTGTTGATGTCGGGGGATGGTTGAGAACAATCCAGCCACACCCTACAACTGAATACCTGGGAAACTCCGTCAGTCAGAAATGCATTGACGAGACCCATATAACTCTTGACCACGCTGAGATAAGTCTCACTGGCAAGAAAGGTATCACAGTTCAGTCAGAAGGTTCGTACACGGAAACGCGTACGGCGCTGATGCGACAAACAAACCGCGAGATTCCCAC